ATTCCTAATTCCAATCGCGGCCAAAATATCAATCGCCCTAACGCTCGTCATTGCGTTATTTTCATCCGGCCTATACGTTGGTAACCGTTTAGGAATATCATCGTGCCAGGAGGCTGTAATCGACTCGCAGGCCCACTCTATTGAGACAGGGATCAAACAGGCTGTGGTTTCAGATCAAACGGTCACAAAGTATGTGGACCGGGTGCAAATTGTTCAAGGAAAGAGCAGAGAGATAATTAAAGAGGTGATTCATGTACAAGATACTTGCACTTTGTCTGCTGGTTGGAGGCTGCTCCACGACAGCGCCGCGAACAATGAACTTCCCGACACCTCCAGAGATTCTGATGAGAGAACCGTTACCTCTCAAGACGCTCTTGAAAGAGTCGCAGCCAATTACGGTATCTGCCACGAAAACTCTACCACCCTCTCCAGTCTCCAAGAATGGGTCAGAGAGCAGTCACTAGTTAGGTAGTTGACCCCTGTCAGATCCTATAAATATACTAATTTATACCTGTTTTGAGATATAGATGGGTATAAGTAACTATTAAGCCCGGCTAGGCAGACATGCCGAAAATGCCTTGCGTGGTCCTGGTCGGGAAACCCAGTTGATCCTCGATAGATAACCGCCTGGCTTATTTATAAAATGCGTGTTGACCGCAGATTGTAACCAGCTTCAACTTGCTCCAGCTTTTGGGCTTCTCAATCCACGTTGCATGGAAGTGCGTAGCCTCGAACTTCCCATTACCGTAGATAGCAATCCTGGCTGATCGCTCTGCCTGTAGCCATTCTTTGCTCTTCACGTTGGGTCGATACTCAGACCTAAGAACTCCTCCATTCATCTTCTCCGACACCCACGAGAACTGCGCTGGGGCCAGGACTACTTTGGCTATATCACCATCCGGACCCATGCGGTTCAATGTAACCTGGCTTACCATAATCTGACAAGGCTCCGGTTCTCCTCGACTTTCGTAGAACGCCACCAGGGTTAACCAGAGAAGCAGTTCAGTCATGAGAGTCCTCCTTAAAGCGTCTAAGTTTAGATTGATCCATCACATATCCATTGCCATGCCCAAGATTTTTAATGTTCTCGTCTTTTCTTAACTCGCTTGAATAGGCCCATCCAGGGAAGTTAACTGAGCGGCTTGATACAATTGCCAAAATATATATATCGATAGATGAGTTTTCTTTTAATGTACAAAGAAGCCTTCCATTGGGTAAATGAGTAGACTTAACGTCATATTTAAACTTCCCAATAACCCCGTCTGCTGTTCCACTTCTAGGGGATAAACCAAAATCCGGGAATAGATTTTGATGTTTAGCGAACGCATACTCAGCAGCAAATCCCATTACATCAGAATCAACACCATCTTGATCACCTTGCTTTACATCAACTACATTAGCGGCACGAGCTATCAATGATCGGCTGCGACCAACGAAATTTATGACCAGCAAATCTTCTTGGGTCAGGCTAACTATCATGTATCGGCACCGCCTGTACTCATGTGTTCTCCTTGTCGTACACAGCCAGAGCATTAGTAGCAGCATCATAAGCATCCATAGCATCCATTAACAGATCGTCTGCAGCATAATAAGCAACCATAGCATCATCCATCGCCTTTACCAGTTCTTCTCGCGTACTCATATCACCATCACTATTAAATATCCGACTATCCCCATAATCACGATCACTGGCGTTGCGGCTATGCAAATCATCAACCACTCGTGGTGACTGAACCGGTGTCTCCATTTATTTTTAATCATTCTGTTCTCCTCAGAATGGAATATCATCGACCATATCTTCAAACCCATGGCCAGCTTGAGCCTTCGCCGGGCGGATAATAGTTCCTGGGGCCGCCTGGCGCTCTCCGGCCTCTGGTGCCTTGCCCAGCATCTTCATCTCACTCGCCACGATCCCGGTGGTGTAGCGTTCAACTCCAGCCTTGTCGGTCCACTTCTTAGTTTCGAGTCTGCCCTCAATATACACAGAAGACCCCTTCCGTAGATAATTGGCGGCTATTTCAGCAAGCTTTCTGTAGAAAGTTACGCGATGCCATTCGGTAGCATCTTTAGACTCCCCACTGTTCTTATCCTTCCACGACTCCGATGTAGCCACGGACACCGACACAACAGAGTCTCCGTTCTGCATATGACGAACCTCTGGATCTTTACCTACGTTTCCAAGAATTATTACTTTATTTACTGATGCCATTTTTACTCTCCTTTTTAGATGCTCTAATTTGACGTACGCAAGATGCCACTGTTCCATGGTTCATACATAACAACACTGATATGCGGTGAGCCAGGTACAGTTGGCCGGTGTTGGGATCGATCTTACTCATCATAAACTCGATCTCCGGCATTCTGCTCTTTACTGGCTCGGTCCTAACAAACTCCTTCTGTGGGCCATTGCGTAACCTCTGAACCCTGGGCGGGAGATGGTTGTCGGACCGGTACTCGTCAATGACCTTGCGGCAATAATAATACCTCAAAGTATGGTTTACCGTGCTGAAAAATTCAGCGATCTGGATCAATGATTTACCTTGGTCCAGCATCTCCGACATATCTTTTGCGTGTTTAGAGAATATATTCTTGCGGCCTCTCTTCTCCTCAACACTGTCAATAAAACTACTAACTACCTTTCCAGGGTATATCCGTTGCAGATACGCAATCTGAGCCGGGTAGTTGAATACAAGGTCAAGCCTGGTGCTATCGCATACCAGCAGCGGACTGGCCTTGGTGTACTCAACCGCCCAGTGTACGGTCCTTGGGCAGTCTGCGAACATCTCCTCAAGAATCATCATTTCCCCCAGTTTAAAAGTTTTTGATACAACTGATCTGCTTCCCGTAAAAATATCATCACTTCAAGCTCCAGAGCCTTAATGTAGTCCTCATCTCGCTCGACACGGTAAACGTACAGCCTAAGATTGTCTGGTAGTTTCGGAGAGTAGGAACAGAAATCAAACCACTTCCTATCTGTTATCCACAGGCACCCTTGTATTTGCGCCCGGTGGCCAGATGGATACCCCCCGGCCAAGACCGTTGCGGCCTGGACACGAGGAATGACCGACTTGATCTCGCACCCACCGTCAACTCCAATAAGCCCGTCAGGACTACAGCCAGCCATGATGGATGAGTGAGGAACGAAGCCAACCTCCTCAACCAGATTGCCGGTCGAGGACTCGTATGCCATCCTAGCGAACGGCTCCTCCTCCGTTCCTCTGTCGGTATGGCCGTTGGAGAATGAGTCCTCTACCTCGCCGGTCAACCGCTCCATCACAATCTTCTCTAGATACTTTCTGCGAGTCAGACCCTGACCCTTAGCCAGCACATCCGAAAAGCATGATGCTGTGGCGCGGCCCCTCCTGGCTTCAAACCAGGCATCAGATCCTTGGATATCCATTATTTCACCGCCGCATCGACAAACTCCAGATGCTTCAAGAGAACCGCCTTGATCCTTCCATGAGCAGCCAGATCCTGTATTACAGTGCAAGCATGAAGCGCCTTCTGCCATTCGGCCTTGGCTTGTTCCTTTGTCAGAGTGGCCTCGATCTTGGCCTTGAAGTCACCTATCTGCCGTTCGGACATAACCTCAACTTCTTTTTTGTCATCCTTTTCTATAGCCTTGTTGCCATCGTCATCCTCTGGAGCGATACCAACCATGGCTGCCAGGGCATACCTACGGGCATAGGTTATCGCAGATCCAACTCCATGCGCATCGGGCTTTGCAATGGGCATTACAAACCGGCTGCTGATCCACTGACCTGACGAGTGCATGAGTATTGTCTCGACAGCTATCCCTCCAGTCTCACTGACATCGGGCATCTGCACTACAGACAGCTCATTCTTGGCCAGTTGTTCTCGGCAAGCATCCCAGGTGCTGGCAAGGTCAGCGTACTTTGCCTTGAAGTGAGGGTTGAGACTGTCCTTCAGCGCACCCTTTATAGCACCCTGGGCGCGGGACAATGCTGCTGCTAACTCATTTATAGACTCAGACTTGTTCATGTTGTTGCTCCTGTTGTAGTTGTTGTTGATAATTAAGTTCGGTAGAGTCATCGATCCACTGGTCCAGTAATTCAACGAAGTGTTCCTTGCATACCCATCCGCCATCGTTGAGTATGATCATGGCCGCATCATTTACCTGGCTATCGCTAGGGGCATACGATTGATATGATTTCATTTTAGTAATCTCCTTTGTTTATAGGATCCGCCTGACCACGCCTGGGATCATCCAGGATCTCGTCCAGCGAGTTATCGTCACCTTTTGATGTGTAGGTACGCTCACGTTCCTCTTGCTGGTCATCTGCCCTCTCAATAGTGGATCGATAATACTTCAGCAAAGCTTCACGATCTGCTGGGCCTTTGGTGCTGTTGAAACTTAGAATACTTTTGGCAATTCCGAGTTGGTACGGGTCATCTGCCATCTCAATGATGTAGCGATACGACTTCAGTAAAGCTTCGTGAGTCGCTTGGTCTTTGATGCTGTTGAAACTCAAAATACTTCTAGCAACTCCAAGCTGGTACGGAGTAACTTGCTGCTCGATGATGTCTTTTAAAATCATTTTAAATGTACTCCGTAATTAATTTCGATAGCTAGTATATAATTTTCTGTAGTTTTTATATGAGCGAGCCTAGCTGCGGTATAAGCTATTTCCGCATGAATAACCGCTTTTTTAGTCTCACAAACAACCTCATAAGCACTATACGAAGCGATGCTGGCAGCGCAATCAGCGGCAAGTAATTCTTGTAATTCTTCTCTTGTCATTTTATGCCCCACAGTGATCGATTGATGAAACGAGTGCCAGTGTTAGAACTATCACAGCGATCAGTAAAAATGGGATGGGGTCGAACTCCGGCGCCCACTTGTTAAGATCACTTCCGTACTTGTCGTATTTGCTCATTTTGTTCTCCAGTTAATTTAAAAATCTGTTGTTGGTTGCGAAAACAGTTCCGATTGAATAAGAACCGAATTCGCTTTCTACTAAGGCTGCAACCAAACTCGCTCACAATCAGCTTGTTCTGCACGCTTAACGTGGGATCTTCATCCCCCTGGCACCCTATACTCACTATCCGCAACCAACAACCAAATCATATATTAGAACCAAACGAATTGCAACACCATTGTGCATAAATAAATCACTTGCAACTGTACAATTGTTGTGCCTATAATGTGGGATGAACAAAAAAGACCTTATAGAATTGTTGGGGGGAACCGCAGAAAGGGCGGCAACAAAGCTTGGATATAGTCACAGAAACAGTATCCAGCGTTTCCCGGACGTATTGACTGCTAGTCAGGTCAATGTTGTTTTATTGAGAATGAGGGCTGTCAGAATACCTATCCCTCAAAATTGGAGACTGAAATGAAATCACAGAAATTTAGGTTGTTAGAATGGTTAAAGAAGCGCGGCAGCGTCACTCGCATCCAGGCCTATGAGAAACTTGGAATCTTTGAGTTGAGCCGCCGGTTGTCAGAGTTGCAGTCTGATGGCCATATCATAGACCGAGGGTTGCGGGTGTATGTCAAGAACCGGTTTGGAGAAAACATCCGAGTCAGCAAAGCTTTCCTTATCAAGGCAAAATACTGATATAATCACCCTGCCTGGACTCACAAGCCAGGCGGTCTACGAGGTGTCAAATGCAAACTAATAGTATCTTTTCAGATGGGACCAGGGCGAAACGCCTATACCTCGTTGTGGCTATCGCTTGCCGGGTTGTTCCCGGCTCCCATCACAAAGGATATTAATATGCATTACTACAAATTCAATATCGCTGATTACCGCAAGGACACGGTCCACCTGACTCCGATAGAGCATTACATCTACCGGAGCCTGATCGACTGGTACTACCTGGACGAGCTTCCAATACCTAAAGAAACCCATTCGGTTACCCGCCGGTTATGTTTGGGTATTGAGTCGGTTCCGCAGTTACAGAATGTTCTCAACGATTTCTTTAAATTGACCGATTCTGGGTATGAACACAAGAGAATTGTTCTCGAAATTGCTGAGTACCATAGCATTTCCGAAATAAATAAGGTCAATGGTAAGAAGGGTGGGCGGCCTCCAAAGCCAATAGCAGCAGCAGAGAAAACCCATCCGGTTAATTCCGCTAACCGAAATGAAAGCGAACGTAACCCTAACCATAAACCATTAACCATAAACCAAGAACCATTAACCAATAATAAAATACATACGCATCTATCGATGCTTCTCGATGTTGGAGTTGAAAATCAAATAGCAAAAGACTGGCTATCAATAAGAAAGATCAAAAGACTTCCTCTTACAGAAACCGCATTTGATGCTATTTCCAAAAAGATTCTGGGTGCCGGGCTGACAATGAACGCCGGTATAAAGATTTGTGTTGAGCAGGGGTGGGCTGGTTTTAGTGCGGACTGGCTTGCAACGGTGCCAGAGTTGAAGTTAAGGGGTCCTCATGTGAACTGGTACGACACAGAAGAAGCAACGCACGAAAGGGCAAGACGGGAAGGAGTGGAAATAATTGATGATCTTAGACTATTACGAGTGAGGTTAAACGATGTTATACAATCAAAGAGGAAGTGAGCCGGAGAGCAGGCCGTTTGTTAATTGCTCTGTTGGATCGTGCAGGGGAAGTGCAATACTTGTAGTTAACAAATCAAATGTATGTAGGGAGCATTATGAGAACTTTCATACAAGCGAGGCGTTGAAGTGGAATCAAAAAATGGGTCTTGATACTGTGGATAAGCGTAAGGATTATGTATCTACAAATATCAGACAGACAATTAAATCAATCAAAACAACTGGAGTATAAAATGGCCTCTGAAAATTTTGCATGGGTAACAAGCCACGAGATCGCTTTTCTGAATAAGCTTGGGACCTGGAGTCCTAACACCAGGGTGAGGGGGAAGTCTAAGCCACAGCTAGTCGAAGAATACATGAATACTATTTTTAAACGCGAGAAATGGGGTGACATAGACAAGGAAAGGGTCGAGGACCACTGTCTCAACATGATCGTAGGACGAACGAGTTGATTCACTGGCATGGTCGTAAGTTTGAAATCGTGTCGGAGTCGGTTATAACGGTTCATCCCAATCCGCTGCCGAAGAAGAAGGGGGAGAGATCAAGGGTCTACCCTCCTTCCTTTCAATACACAGCAGTCAAAACAAAAGAGGTTAAAAATGAAAGACGAAATAAGTCTAAGACATAGGGGGCCAGTTGAATGAGTTGGCTTTATTCGCGGGTGCTGGCGGAGGAATACTTGGGGGGCAATTGCTTGGATGGAGAACAGTCTGTGCCGTTGAGTGGGAACCCTACCCAGCAAGCGTACTGTGCGCCAGACAAAATCAAGGACTTCTCCCGCATTTCCCGATTTGGGATGACGTTCAAACCTTTGACGGAAAGCCGTGGCGAGGAATTGTTGATGTTATATCTGGAGGATTTCCGTGTCAGGACATTAGTTGCGCTGGAAAGGGAGCAGGAATCGAAGGCAAACGAAGCGGAATGTGGAAGGAGTTCGCAAGAATCATTAGCGAAGTACAACCCAAGTACGTCTTTGTGGAGAACAGCCCAATGCTCACTTCTAGAGGACTTGGAGCAGTCCTTGGAGATCTTTCCGAAATGGGGTTCGATGCGGAATGGGGAGTGTTATCCGCAGCCGATGTTGGAGCAAACCATCTCAGAAAACGAATCTGGATTCTGGGCCACTCCAACCAGGTGCGACTACAAAGGAACAACAGGAACTGCAAATTTTCAATCGAGAAAAAAACAATTCCAAGATTTAACGGATGGGGAGATGGTTATTGGGACAATTTACCCAAACCCTATTACATACGAAGCTATGATGGGGTGGCCGCTAGGGTGGACAGACTTAAAGCCATTGGAAACGGGCAAGTCCCTTTGTGTGCCGCAACAGCCTTTAAACTACTTAGAGAGAGATTAAAATGAAAGACGAAATAAGCCCGTTCAAGGCACTCGACTATCTTCGGGACAACGCGGAGGAGTATGGGAGGTGTAAGGCGAATGTGATTTATCTCCAAGAGTTCCGTAAATCAAAGAAAAGTCTTCTTATGAATCAGTCGGATCTGAAGACTGAAAGCGCGAAGGAGGCTTTTGCTTACGCTCATGAAGAGTACCAGGATCACCTTGCTGCCATCCGTGTTGCAATCGAGGAATACGAAACAATGAGGTGGATGATGATCGCAGCCCAGTGTAAAGTTTCTGTTTGGCAGACGTTAGAAGCGACTGCACGAATAGAAATGAAGGCTTCTAATATATGAAAAACATTCCTGCATATAAAAATTATTCCATTAATGAAAATGGAGAAGTTTGGTCACATAATTGGAATAGGTTAAAAAACCAATTTGTATTAAGGAATGGATATAAAGCAGTTTCTTTATCAAAAGATGGTAAACAAAAAAACTACACTATTCATAGCTTGGTTTTACTTACTTTTTTAGGAGATCGGCCATCACCAAAATATCAGGCTATGCACTTAGATGGCGATAAAAAAAACAACTCATTATCCAATCTGAAATGGGGGACAGTAAGAGAAAATCATTTAGACAAAAAAAATCACGGAACTTTTCAAGAAGGTGAAAAGCATGGGATGCATAAATTAAATAAAGAACAAGTATTGCTAATAAGAAACAGTAGTTTGTCTCAGGTTCATTTTGCCAAATTGTTTTCTGTTACACCACAGTGTATAGCCTATGCCAGAAACATAGGGTGGAAAAGTTTAGATGAGAAACCGGCATGACCAAGTATTGTATGCAATGCCGGAGAACAAAAGACTATAGTAACCCTCCGCTCTGGGCAACCAAGCTTAACAAGTGGGGCAAGGTAACCCGCAAGATCTGTCCTGACTGCGTAGCCGGTGCCAAGAAGTATAGCGTTCCAGGGAAGTATGAAAGGCAATAAGTCTAAAAAGTGCAGGGTCTGTAAGGTGGAGTTCATACAGGCCAAGCCACTGCAAGCAGTTTGCGATTGGAGTTGCGCTATCGAGTTGAATCTAATCAACCGCCAGAAGAAAGAAAACAAAGAAAAGAAGGAAAAGAACGCG